CCTCGCCGGGTGTCAAATCCGGTTCGTCCTTCCAATGCCCCTTAGCGCACCCGATCGAACATTCGCACGGAGTCAGCCCCCGACGTGGTTCCGGCAAGCCTACTCTATCGAGTATCACTTTTCCGGACTCCTCATCGAACATCCACGCCCGGCAGTCGCGACACTTGCGAAACGCCACCGCCGGATTGAACGTGCGGACCCGTTGGGCTCTTAGGATTTTCCCAGCAACTCATCCCCCGTTTCGGATGCTTCAAGCGAATCGCTAGCACGCTCCCCGCGAATGATGTAGTACATCGCGTAGAGCAGTCCCTTTTTCAGGCACCGCATCGACTCCTTCGACGGGTCGACCGGTTCACTCCATGCCGTGACGTGATCGGCCACGATGTCGCAAACCAAGAGGTACCCACGCTCGGCATTGGCGTTGATCTCTTTCGCCACCTTGTCGGCATAGAGTTCGGCCTTCTGTCCCAACATTGGCCGATAGCTGAAAGATAGATCCCCGTGAATTCCGGGAACCTCTTTGATGTAACCCTCCTGCGCGATGCCGTCCCGAATCAGATTGCTTTTCCAGTCGCTCATGCCGTACCTCAATAAAATTGGGGGAAGTCGAAACCTCCCCCAATCGTAACAATCTCAAGCCAATCGGCAACGGAATCGCGTCACGTAACTTTCCACATTTGCAATTGAGCGTCTGCTGCCGTCGGGCTCGAAATCGTTGCGGATCGGTATGCCTCAATCGTAACCGGAAACGTGATCCGGCCAGTCGCGGGGATCGTCGGGCCACTGTTCGCCGGTAGCTTGGCGTTGCCGAACTGGAAATTGTAGGTCGTGGTGCCGTCGCTCAGGGCCAGCTTCGCCGCTGCACCGGCAAGCGCCGCACGATACAACGCCGCATTGTCGGAGTTGTAAACGCACTCAAGCTCCAGCCGAACGTCCAAGTCCTGCGCCTCGAAGTCGGCGGGCGTGATCGCGTTCTGGTAGTTCTGATCGTCCAGAACGTTGTCGATCGTCAGCCGAAACGACTTGATCTTGTACGTCGTGGAGTTGTAGGTGAACGTCGCATCAGAGAAGAGGAAAGACGTTTCGCAAGTCGGCGCGGTCGCTGGCCAACTCGACCCGAACGTCGATTCCGCTCGCCCCATCAAGTTCATGCTCCAGTTCACGTACTGCTGCTCGGACCCGCTGATTTCCAACGAGGACGGCCAAACCTCGTAAAGGAACTTCGCTTGTACCTTGTCCACCAGGGCGTAGAACTTGGTCAGCGCCTCGGCAGGTAGCCACGGATCCGCCGCCGTCCCAGTCCCAGCCGAACCACCGACCGAACCCACCACGCGACCCAGTAACCAGTCGATTTCAGTCGGCCCAAAATAGCCGCTGATTGCCCCGGCGGAAACGTCGCTGGAAATCCTTGCCCGGCAACTTCGCCGCTGCCGACTACCTCGATGCCCGTCCTCGCGAACGAAAGTACGGTTCCCGACTAGGGAACACTCACGCACGGAAATGTACAGCGGGTTCGTGGAAATGGCCGAATTGTCGGCCAGCATGACGCGGGATGCACTCGATTGGCTCATTCTGTGGTTCCTCCGTGCCGACGATTAGAACGCCTCTGGAGTCACTTTACGCGGGGATCGAAACCGCCCACGGAAAGCCGCCACACCTTGCCATCGATCCGCGTCAGGAAATCCTCACCAGCCGTCGGGAATCGGCTCGCAGGTTCCACGGTACCGCCGCCCAAGATCGATTCGGCTTCCTCTTGGGATCCGGCTTCGATCCAGATCGCCAACCCGTTACGATTGCCGTTGTACCATCCGTCGACGATCGCTTTAGAGGTTTCGCGTGAAACCTGTGGAACGTCGGTCGCTTTCTTGTCCTTGCTCATGGCGATGGTGCCCCTAATGTCGAAGTGTCGCGTCGAAGGTAAGTTACGGCCACGCTCACGGTAACCGCCGATACGTCGTAGCCTGCGTTGAATGGATCATCCGGGAATTGTGCCCCCTGCTCCGCGTCGGTCCGCTGGAACACCATTGCGTCCTCAGCGCTCAGAGCAGTAGTAAGGTTCCGCATCGGAACGGGTGCCGCGCCATGGGCCTTGGTTTTGAAGATCGCCATCACCCTTTCGGATACCGCCAAGTGATTCTCAAGCCCGTCGGTCAAGTCTTGGTCCTTCGGCTCGACGAACACCACGGCTACGCGGAAGATGATTTCGTCGCGGGTGTTTTCGTGGTTCGGATCCGTCCGGCCAGCGGGCACAACCCAGATACCGGGTTCCCATGACTTGCCACGATTATAGGCTTTCTTCCTCATTGTCGGATTGAACGATGCCAAATCCGCGTCGGCATTTAACGAATCGCGGACTGCGGTCAATACTTGATAGTGGCGACTCTCCAGCGTCATAGGTTGCATCCTGTGAATGGAATATCTGCAAGCCGTTCTCAAACCGGTACCGCATTACCTCGACCTTTTCTTTCGTGCCCGGCAATGCAAAGGTAGGGTGCCCAACCAAGTCCGGCTCCATCGGCTCGTCACGCTCCGGCAAGTGATCCTCGTTCACCTCGGGCTCATCGCCGTCGGATCCGAAGATCGAATCTAGATCAAGTCCCCACCATAAGCTCAAAGCATAGATCCTCGAAGGGCTTGCGAATCGATTCTAAGTTCTCTTCGTGGACGTAGTAGAACTCGCGGGCGGGGATGCGGGAAGTCCCGAACTGCTGATACTTGGCGTACTCGATATCGACACCGGCACGCATCGAACGCGGCCCAATCTCCATCCGGCCACCGTCGGCGCCTCGCTGAGTCGATGCCGAAAGCATCCTGCCCGATAGAATCAGTAACGGATGCGGGCCATATCTCTGAATTGTAGATGGTGCATGAGGCGGCCAGATCGCCGAGGAACTGTCGCGCGTCTTCGTGAAGTTGTCTTTGATCGCGCCGTAGAATTGGGGCGTGATGCCGTCGAACGCTTGCTCCAGGGATGCGCTACCAAGATCGTCGGCGAACTGCCCAAGAACCTGAACCGCGTCTTCTGCCCGGAATCGCTTGGGAATCATCGCGACGCCTTCGCCGATCGTCGGCACATGCAACGCCACTGGCTGTAGTCAACCGTCCGTTTCACCGACCGGATGATCCAATCGACTTCGATGTTTAGCAAGTCTCCCGGAACCGGCTCAATCACGTCCTCGCCGTCCATCAACGTCTCGGCCCAAATCACGAACACCTGATCGGTCACGTCGTACCCTACGGAGGTAGCCGCCGCGATGATCTTCTCATCGTGCGTAGGATTGCACCGTAGAACCTTGACGCCACCAGCCGGCGCAGTGAGTTCCTCGCCGGTCACGAATTCCCGATCCGGCCCGAACGTGTAACCAGCGTCCTCAACGCCATCGATCCATTGCCAATCATCCTCGAAGTTCACCGACAATTTGTGGTCGAAGTCGCCGGGGGTTGGCGTTGGTGTGATGTCGGCGGTCCCGGTGTAGTCCAGAAACGGACCGTACTGGATGCCGTCCACCACGTCGCCGACTTCCGGAATCCACGTAACTGGCCCGATGAACGAATAGGGAACGATCTTGATCGCCATTAGCTCACCCTCGTTCTAGCGCCCGTCGTGTAGTTGTAGGTCACCGTGGCAAGCGTCGTAGATCCGTTCGTGTCTTTGAAAACCAGCGTCGCGGTCCCGTTGCCGTTGTCGGTCACCTGCACGGAACCAGTCGCACCGGATGCCGCCAGCTTTTGAAGCACAAGCGCCGCCGATAGCTGAGTATCGAGATTGGCCGATGCAAGCCCAACGGCGGAACGAATCACGTCGTCCGCGTCGGTATCTGCCCACACCGCGTCGGCAATCGTCGCTGCCGTTGGTGGTGTAACCAACAGACTGTATCCGGTCTTGTCATTGTTCACGCCCACATAGGCCACGATCCGTCCATCCTGCAACGAGGCAGGGAGTCGGCTTTGGATGTCCTGAGTATCAACCTCGATCGCATCAACCACGCCATCGACCACCACCACCAGATCGCGGATCGTATCCAGGATGCCAGTAGTTGGATCGGTTGGCGTCGTGCCGCTTGCCGGGATCCCAAGGATTGCCCTGATCGCTGTCCGTTCGTCAGATGTCCAATCGGTCGCTCCACCACCGCCGCCGCTTGGCGCCTGCTCAAGGGCGTTGGTCGTGTAACGATAAACGGCTCCATCAAGCTCGACCATCGTATCCAGTTTATCGGTCACGGTCTTGATCGCACCAACTTCGGTATCGACAAAATCATCGATCGCATCAACCGAAGTCTGCGTTGCTCGGCTCGATACGGTCGTGTTGAGGTTATCAAGAATCCACTTGCCGATACTGCCCGCTGTGTTCAGTGCGGAGGTCAACGCATCCCAGATCGCTTGGATGCCTGCCGTGCTCAGCGAGTAGCCGCCCTTGTCGTTATTGGTTCCGACGGTCACACGCCCGGACGAATCGCCGGTTGGCAATCCACCGTTCGCACCTGCTGCTGCGTTCGGCAGTGCCGTCAATCCGGCTCGTACCGAATCTTGGTAGTTCACCTGATCCAACTCAATCTCTATGTCGACTGGGTACATATTAGCGACACCGCGCAAGCAAACCTGGGCGGACCTTGCACCAGCGGCCAATGCTGCATCCGGGATGCCGATCTCGTACCGTCCAGCCCTTGATCCGCTTGCAACGATGCCACCGCTGGTATACGTACCGAGAGTCGCGGAAACGGGTGTCACGCTAGTCCAGGATGATTGGCCCTGGCGACGGTATTCAAAGACTAGACCGCTGCTGGAATGCGTAACACCGGACAAGCCCGCGCCGGTCGTGCTCGACGTGTCGTGGATGATTATCTCAAGAGTAAACGACGTGATCCCGGCTGTGGTTTTCCGCTTCATTCCGCAAACCCTCCACACATTCCGGGACGAAAGAACATACCGCCAGCACCAGCCGAATAAAACGGCTGTTCAAACAGCTGACACGTCGCCGTTCGCCACGTCGCGCTGTTGGTTACAGAAACGTTTGTTGACGCCCACGATGAAGCGTTCGCGTTGGTGTCATGGCTCGCCATTTCCCAGCCGGTTCCAACCAGATTCGATCGATTGGTCATCCCGCTTGGTGCTGTCTCCAGTGCGTTGGCGTCGCTTCTCATCGCAGCAAACCCAAGGATCCATTGGTCCGTGTTGGTTCGATCGTTCGCTACCGGGATTGCTGCATAGTTGACGGTGGTCGATGTCGCTAGGTTACCGGCACCCAAACCGGGAACCAGCACATTGTTTCCGGTCGGACGATAGACAACAGCAATGATCCCGTCTGCATTGGTCCAAGTCCCGCTGGTCTCGCTCGATGTTTGCGCCACCTTGTAGGCCAAGCGAACACCAGTGAGCGAACCGGTAAGCGGGAATACGTTGATCCAGCCGGACGGCAAAGACGGGGCGGTCGCCACCCCATCATTAAACGCCCAAATGATGATCGTATCACCAGCCGCATGGGTCGGCAGTGTGATCGTATCACCCGCATTGGTCGCTGCACTGATGAAGCTGATGCTCACAGGCTAGGCTCCGTAGCGGGGTCGCCGTCCCATTGCAGCATCGCACGGTTGTACTCGTTCCAGCGCTCGGCACCGCTTGTCAATCGGTCCCGTTTGAGCGCCCCCAGTTTCGCCGCGCGGTATCCTTCGGCAATCTTGACCGAATCCTCGGCCAATCCAGCCATCTCGCAAGGGCTCGCCGGTCGCCTTCCAGCGTCGGCAATCGCCGTCGTCAACGGATGCCCGATCGATCGCAATGCCGTGTTGAACGCTTGATCGCCAATCGGCAAACCTGCTCCGGTTCCCTGAGCGAACGCCCACCCCATACCGATCGAATTGAGAAACGATTCAAGCGTCGGCATATTCTGCGGACCGATAATCTGAGCAATGCCGATAAGCGACCATCGATCAGGATCAACATACGTCCGAGACTTCGCAATCGCCGCCGCGACGGCTTCCGCCTCGGTCATCTCTTCCCAATCTGGTAGCTTCTCAATCAACGTCCGATAAGCGCTCATTGCATCCTCACGGCAGTAAGTTCGTTTGGATCTCAAACGGGCCACCATCGCCCGCATTGATCGCGGCTTCCGTATCCGCTGCGTTCCGTAATAGCTCGTCGATCATCTTCAACTCGCGGTATAGGCCATCCTTGTAGCCCACATGGTCAACGGTCGTTCCGCCGTCGGTCGATCCGATGTTCGGCTTCCCTCCCGCCTTCGTCGAATTCAGCAACGAAAGTTCGGTTACGATCGCTGCCCGGCGAGTCTGCAAACCAACGATATAGGCGCTCGGCATTACTTCCTCCGTCGCTTCCGCACTTGCTCGACCGGATCGACCACCTCAGACGTTTCACGCGAAACCTGTTCCGGCTCGGGCAACGTTTCGAGCGAAACCTGTTCAACACCCACCACCGACAAATCACCGCGAACACCCTGCAACCGTGCAAGCCGGATGGCTTCCGTCTCATCCGTCGCACCGTCAACCGTCACCGCTAACCCGCCGTCGAATCGTACACGATGCATAATCACTATCCCCCAAAAAAAAAATGGACCGGCACCGCCGAAGGAGAGAACGGCGGCCCGGCCCTGCGGTTGTTTCACGGCACGCACCGCGAATCCGGGAGTGAGCGCCGGCCTAGTAGACCGACAGCCCCTTGCTCTCCATCCATTCAAGTTCCTCGGGCATCGCCTGCCCTGTTGCTCGCCACTTCGTCCGGATCATCGCCGCCCGTTGATGATCGGCCAACACCTGCTTCCGCTTTTCCATGCCTTGGATCATCTCAACTTTCAACTCACATCGGACTGGATCCAACTGCCTTCCCGGTCGCGTCGGGTCGGGCGTCGTGGCACAAAAGAATCGCTTCGCCTCTGATTCGTCGCACGCTTCGATGTCCCGAACGGGCACCGTCGCTTGATGCTTGGCGTCACGCGGACCAACCCGGAACACGTAGCCGTCGCCTTTGTGAACCGCCCCATCCTGCAGCAACGGCAATCCGCCTGCCTTCCGTGCTTCTAGGTCCGCCTCGATCTTCGCGAGTTCGGCTTTCTTCTCCGCCAGCAACCGATCCACGTCGGCCAGTTGCTCCAGCGTCCCCTTCTTCGTCTCTGCCATGTTCGCTCCGTAAATAGAACTAGGATGCACCCCTGAGAGATGCACCCTAGTTTATGCGTTGCATTTTCAAACACGCAAGATCAGGAGGTCGACTTGGCCATGTAGAGCCGATCCATCACAGCCGCCGCGCCTCGCTCGGAAACCTTGAACCGGGCAACGATGTCCCGCTCGAAGGATGCTTCGCTGTTGGCTGGTGCCTGCTCCAATCGGAGAGGCCAGTTTTCCATGTAAGCGAAAGCCTTCTTCGGCTGGCCGTAGAACCAAGTCGTGTCGCTGGAGGTACGCTGCTTCACGTACTGGCCAGAGATGACCCGGACCGGCTGATTCAGGCTGTTGCCTGGAGTCTCGGTCTCGATCGTGCTTCCTGTGGTCTGCCGAATCAGCGTGCTGTTCACGATCCGGAAAGCGGTATTCTGCAGGGCCTTTGGCACCAAGAGAACATCCGGACTGATCGCAATCGGCTCGCCGCTGGTCGGATCGGTCAGGGCGTTGAACTTCTGATCGAGTGCATCGATGTCCGTGTAGTCGGCCAGCGCATTCGTGGTCACCGTGTTGTCCGATGCGTAGGTCGCCTGAGCGGCCCCGCCGTTCCGACGGTACACGGTCGCGATTCCGCAAACCACGTCCAGGATTCTCTTCTCGCGATTCACCGCGACTTCTTCGCCCAACTGCTGGGCACGTCGAAGAACGACGCCGGTCTGATCGAAGAAAAGAATCTCCTTCGTGATGTCCAGAATCAAACCACGCTTGATCGTCTCAGGCGTGTCGACCCATTCTTCCAGGAATGCTGCCTGCGGGTATGGATTGCCTTCGCCGACAATCTCAACCGCATCGCCAACACGGCCAGCGCCTGGGATCTTCTCGCCGTTGAATACGGTCGGAATCACGGTCACCAACTGATCGCCCACCAACTCGGGACGCTGGTAGCCGTCCAGGGTCATCGTGAAGGCGAGTTGCTTCATCAACTGGGAGAACGCTGCGGTATCAACCGCCTGCGATGCTTCCAGGTATCCGCCGACTGCCTGCTGCCGTGGATCGCAGAAGTCGCGGACGTACTCAACCCCACCGGGAACGAACTGCTCGAAGAGCCGTCGAACGCTCCAGTTCTGCGCGAGTCCGCCACGGTCCGCCTTGAACATCTCGGCGGTATCCTCGAAGAACCGATTCGGGCTACCGTCACGCACCGCAGCTTCGAAGAGCCGGCGCAGATTCTGGTGCCGCTTCTCAAGTACACTTGCCATCGTCAAACCCTTTCAAACAATGAAAAACTAACACCAGAATGTAGCCG